CCTAGTGTGTTATCCGCTTCACCATCGCATAGCGCGGCAAAGTCGATTTCATACGAAGCTTCATCAAACTCGGCGGCGTCTCTGGGTTCGTGTCGGCTCATGTCTGTTCGTCAGTATTATCGGACTCGGCTCCGGGCGTCAAGTGCCAACTTTCACAGTGTTCGCAGTATGTCGGCTCGCCACGCATCCCGCCATAGGTTACGCGATGCATTGCGCCATGGATGTCCCGATGCTTTCGCAGGCCGGTGACTTGGCATTTCAACTCGGGTTGCATCTTGATGAATTTTTCGAGCGTTGAAAAAACATGGCCGTTTTTGCAACGACGCCGCCGCCAGACATTCTGCCCGCGCTTGCGGCTGTCTTTGACTTCGGTGTCGGCTTGGCAGGTTGGGCAGGTCATTTCGTTGTCTCCCGTGGCACAAAGCGTGAAAGATGGCCCTGCATCAAAAGCGGCACAGCAATTCCCCGCTCGCCATCGCGAACCTTGTCCATCACGAGCATCTCGCCATCCTCATCAGCCTTGATAACCCAAACATGATCTGAGTGCATGCCGATTGCCCGACTCTCGCGCAGCTTACCTTCGTCGTTGAGTTGCGAAGCCGTGGCCGCACCGATGTTAAGCGAGAGCGCGAGAGCCTTGAGTCTGCGCACGATCTCGCTGACATGTTGCTCGCGAGTTTCGTTTTTGCCGAGTTCGCGAAGGTGGACGAGCTGAATGTAATCAACAATCACAAGATCACATTTTCCCTTTGCTGCGAATTCGCGTGCTGTGGCTTCGATGCCGTTCATGTCGCGAGTTTCTGACTCGATGTGAAGCGGCAAGCCCTGTAATTCGATGATCCCGCCTTGAATGGCCCGCATATCGCCTTCGCACAAGCCTTCGCTCACGCCTTTCACCGGCCTGCCGAGCATATTGGCGAGCATTCGGCGCAAAATCTTCTTGGGTGGCATTTCGAGCGAGAAGACGAGCACATTCTTTCCAGCCTGTGCCGCCTTGAGCGCAATCTGGAGCAGAAGAATGCTTTTGCCGCCAGAAGTCGGCGCTGCGATCGTCAGGAGATCACCAGGGCCGAAACCCGCATCCAGAGAATCAATCGAACCGATTCCCGTGTCGAATCGGGATGGCCTTTCTTTGCGCTCTAGATCGTCCACAAGCGCGCCGATCTGTTCGGCAAGGGATTGCCGCTTGGTTTGCGTCTCTAACGCGATCTCGGCCAATCTCGCGCCAATGTCGGCAGGTGAGCCTTGGCGGGCAAGGAATGACTCTGCGGCTTCTTTGGCGATGGCGTGCGCTTTGCGAAATGAAAGCGTCTCGGCCAGAATGTTGAAGTGATACCGGGCAACTTCTGGATCGCCGACTGGCATGCAGGTTGCGATGTCGATTAGCTCATGCGGCCCACCAACGGCATCCAGCGTGCCTGCGCGTTCAAGTTCGGCTTGCACGGCAAAGAAGTCGGTTTTTGACCCGGCATCCTTTGCGGCCCTGATCGCCGAAAAGATGAGCTTGCTCGCTTGGTGGAAAAAAAGCTCTTCGCGCCATGGCATCGCGTCAAGGATGGCAAAGTTTGAGAGCATGCAGGAGAGCGCTGCCTTCTCGCTTGTGTCGGCCAGCGGCGTGGCTGGCTTGAAGGCGACGATGTTTTCTTTTGGAGTGTAGGTTGGCATTTCAGCAGGAGGTTGGGAGATTGCGCTTCACGGCGGGGCTTTGCCCCGTTATATCTATTCTCTTTCTGGTTACGCTTTTTTTGTAACCTTGGCGTAACGCTGGCGTAACATTATCGTAACATCTTTTTTTAGCCATGCGAGAAGCCGCAAGTGCACGATCTTTAGCGGTTTGAGTGCAGTGGCGATCAAAGTTTACAAACACCATTTGCGTGTCTTTTAGTGCAATCCAACCACATTCAATCATCGATTCTGCGAAGCTTTCACACCCTGCAATTTTGTTGATTTGCCGCAATGCTGAAATGTGCGTTACGCCGTCGTTACGGCAGTTTCTGGAAGCCCATGACCAAACATCAATTAGCCTTCCCACTACTCCGTGGCAGTCAATGCCTGTCGCATCGCTGATTTGAAGCACTTCCGGCTTTTCTGTTAAGTTCGTTACGACTTTAATCCATTCAGCGGCCATGCTTTTCTCCTGTCTTTGAAGATTTCTTTCTGTTGCAACTGCGGCACAAAACCTGCAGGTTCTCGATTTCATGCGATCCGCCAGCAGAAACAGGCACAATATGATCAATCTCAAGGAAGCTCAAAGATTGGCATTTAACGCAAGATTTTCCCTTTAAAAATTGCTTTCTGAACTTCTCGCTGAATATCTTTCGCGTATATGCAGGGCAGCACGGGAATTTTGTGCTGAAGTAAAATCCTCGCTCGCACATTTTCAGCCATCCTCTCTCGATAAAAGCTCGCGCAACGCCTTGCTTGCCGCAAACAATGTCTAGGGCTTCCGGCTTGGCATTGATCATGCCATGTTTGCCTATTCGATGCACCCAATCAGCAGCGCGATAAATGATGAGCAAAGCCTCGGCTTGCTCAATTTCTAGTTGGTATCGAAAATCCAAAAAATCAATTGAATCCAACAGGCTCAATCGCATTTTCAGATATTCTTTTGGTTTTGCCTTTTTGCTCATTGATAAGAAAAACCCTCCACACCTTCCGGCTGAAAAATTGGCCCATGCAAAGGCTCCGGTCGGTGTGAAGGGCAAAATGTTGTTGCATGTTGTGATGGGCTTTTTCACGGCCCGTGTGCAATGTCTATTGCATCTTGCGCATCTTGTCAAGATGCCTTCGCAAACTCTCCTCCGCCTCCGACTCAATAAACCGAGTCGCCTGCGTAACAATCTCAAGCCACCGGCCATCGATCTGAATTTCCCAGTCCCAGCGATAACAATCGTCTTGATGGTTAGGCCAGCACCGCAAAGGGTATTCGCGCCAGAATGATGCATTCATTTCTTTTTCTCCTTCTTGAACCAGTTCGGGAAATGCCCGAAGTCCCTTGGCTCGGTGACTTCGGCATTCTTCTCGCAGACATCACATTTGCCGTAGTGCCAGCTCGCAACTCGCGTGATCGTGCGCCCATGGATTTTACCACACGGAACGCAACTCCATGATGGGTATGCTCTCATTCGTCTTGATTGGCAAGGAAGTCATCAAGCCTGGCGATGTCTCTCTTCAGCATTTCATTCTCTGCTATGAGATCATTGCGCTGGCGTTTTAATTCAGCAATCAACTCATTCGCCGCCGCCTGATGGCTAGCGAGCGCGCTTTCGAGAAGCTGAACTTTGTTCGTAATCTGTAACATATTGTTCAATCTTTTGCATATCCTCCACCGCCTGCAATCTGCCTTCTGGTGTGTCGTCGTAGCTGTTCTGATATTTTGGAAATGGCTTGTCTCTACATAACCGAGAACCGACGGCGCAACCATTGCAGCAGATCACAAGGCGGATGGAGAAGTTTAGCATCAGAACGGGATGTCGTCCCCGTCTGCGGTTTTCTTGGCGGCAGGCTTGCCAGCCTTCCACGCTTTCAACTCATCACCAAAAACCCAGCGATCGATGCAGTTGAATTTCTGATCAGGGTTGTTGGTTCCTGCCTCTTCGCCGATCTCGGCCACGCCAACAGTTCCGACAAGATCGATGGCATCGATGCTCACCTCCTCGCCGGGAACAACGGCTTGCCCGATGCTGGCAAGGAACTGATCAATCTTCCACGACGCTTTTGCCGTAAAGACCAAGTGATCCCAGACTTCTGGCCCCTCGCTTCCATCCTTCATCAGGACTTTGCAGACGAGTTTGATCATGGCGTTGCCGTTTTGGCTTGTCTTCTCGACGGCGTTTTTGACTTCTACTTTGTAGAGTCCCGGCTCCACGAAATAGGTTCCGGCTTTTTTGGGTTCTTCTTGTTTGTATGATGGCATTTTACTTTTCTTTCTTTTTTGTTTGGCGCATTTGCGGTGTGCCTGGAGCGCTCTTGACCAGTTGTTCGGCATCCTCGACGCCAACCTCGGCGGCGAGTTCCAGAAATTTGTCGGCGGAGATTTTCCCCCCAGCGAGCATGAAGGCACGCTCGGGTGTGACTTGTGAAATGACTTTTATGGCATCAACCGGCTCGATATAACGGCGGTTTGCGGCATTCGTCAATTTCCACCCGTCGATCTCCTCACCGGCCTGCAATCTTTCCTTTAGCGCATCGGTGAGCGGTTCGCCAAATTCCTTCACGAACCACTTGTAGCGCGCCACGAAGTCCGAATGCTTGGCCGGATCCGCCAGAATACGATCCCTGATGATCGTGAGCGTGTCCTTGTTGGTAGCGTCGATGTCGGCAAGTGCGTGTTTGCTCTGAAGGACGAGTGCTTTACACCGATCCTTGTTCGCGCACCAGTCGCAATACTCACACGGCACGGGCTGCGCCAGCGGCCCTGTGGCCTTAGCGATTACCTGTTCAAGAACCCGCTCGCATTGTTCGCGAGTGAACTCGTAGCTGCGCACGGCCTGTTGATCGACATATACAACATGGGCTGTCCATTTATCTTCCCAAGTTGCATCCATGCAGGCTAAACTGTAGGCCATTAGCTGCTCACGATAATTCCTGATCTGGCCCGTTTTTATATCTGCCAGCCACTTGGCGCCGAGACATACCGCGTCCGCAGTGCCGGGGCGTGATAGCCCCGGCACATCCATTTGAAGGAACTCTTCGCGGGTTTCGATTGGGTGCTCTTGTGCCAACTCTTTAAGCTTCGCAACGCCCCACTCAACGGCAGTCTTATCCTCTTCGGGCTCTATCTCGGCGCGGAAATCGCCGATGATGCAGTTGCGGATGGCTGCATCGATCCTCGTTCCCCGCTCTGCTGCTTCGCTTGTGCCGGATGATCCAACGAAGACAGGGCAAGATGCGAGCTTGGGAAGCATTGATGGCGATATCTCTTTCATTTTCCTGCCTTCCAGCTAGCGACAGTCGCCAAGAATGCATTAACATCGGATGCGATGCGGCCCATCGCCTTGTCGCTGCAATCTCGCCATGTCTGGCCTTCTTTGATCTGCGACTTAGCAAGCAGGAACGCATTCACATCCACTTCGTTTTCTTCAACGATGAACTGCCAGGCAGGCACTTCCTTTTCGAAAGAAATCTCTACCTCTTTTTCTTTTACTTTTGTAAACAAATGTGCCACGCTATCCCAAGCCATCGGCAACTCTTCCGCAAGCCCGCTGCGAGTCTTAGCGTCGTAGGCTGCGCTGTGGGTGGTTAGTATGATGCGCTCCTTGCCGCCGATGCCTTTGCTGCGGCCTGATTCAGATTCAACTGTCTTCGTCTTGAACTTGAAGAACCAAAGCTCATCAGCCCATTCCTTGAGCAGCGGTGCGCTCTGCTTGGTAAGCTTTAGCTCATATCGATCGTAAGCCGACAGCATATCTGGCGGCTCGACTCGCTGAACCTTGCTGTGCGCGATGAATACCACATTCTTCCCGTCGGCCACGATCTGATCGGCGATGGTAAGCAGCCGTGCGAACTTCTCGGCCAGCATGATAAATCCCTTTCCGTAGCCGTAATCCTCGACTGACTTCTTCTTGTCCTGCGCCAGCATGCCTTCAAGCACCAGCCGCTCGGCCCAGTCTGCTGAATCGATGATCACCGACTGGTAATCTGTCGTTTGGCATTCGCGAATGGCGGATTCGAGTTCTGCTAGGGTTGCGATCTCCACGCGATCCGTATCGAGATGAGCCGTGCCGCCCTCGACATCGAGAAACAAGGGCTTCGGGAATTGTGCCGCGAAAGTGGATTTGCCCACCGACTCGACGCCGTAGATTACCACGCGCTGGGCGCGGGTTTGTTTGCCTTTGGTTATTTTCATTTTTCTTTTTCTTTCTGGTTTCGCCTTATTTATTCGGCAATGCCAACGGCGTATCGGCAAAGCTACTCTCCCGCACAATGCGGAAAAAATCCTTGGCAGGCATTACTGCCAGCCACTCGTGATCGTTGCGGCGGTGAAGCACCACCGGCAGTTTCTCGCCGCAGTCCCGTTGCGCCTGGCTGATCCAGTCATACGGGTTCCCGCGCTCGGTGCGCTTTACTTCAAAATGCAGCCCACTCAAACTCTCGCACAGCACATCCGGTGAGTCTGTGCCGCCCGAGAACTGCTGCCCACGGCGGGCAGGGAATCCTTCGTCTGTGAGGAAGGCGGCGGCTTCGCGCTCGCCGCGTTTGCCTTTTTGGTTAGAATTCAAATGTAGCGGGTCGCTCGCAGAGCGGGCAGATGTTTAGGTTCGGCGCGGGCTTGTTTGCAATCGCAATGACGAGAACGCCAATCGCAACGCTCAATGTTATAACAAGCATCGCTGCCCATTCTGGGGTCGTGGGTGGTTTCATTTTAAGCACTTAGTTCGTATGCGGCAAGCAGGCACGCCTACGATATCGCAGACAACATCGAATGCGCTGGAGCGAATGAATGTCAACGCCTCGGCTTTGTTTAGCGCCTGCTCGTTTCGATTGCTAACGGTTTGAAGTTTGCGCTCGTCCGTCAAGTCTTCGATCGTAACCATGAGAATGCCGATCATGACTCGACGCAGATAGTCGAGTTCGAGCTTTTCAGCGGGCGTCATTGCGGCGTTCGCGGTTGAACCACCAACGGCGGATTGCGTCGGCTTTGGATTCGGCATTCTGCGAGCCGATGATGTAGCCAGCGGCGAACATTACGACGCCAGCGACTGAGTAGGTGAGAAGGAATTCGATGGGACTCATAGGTAGTTCTGGAGTGTGAGTTGGCGGAGTTTGCGAAGGAGAGCGATGGACTCGCGGCAGGCTTGACGATTAAGTGGGCCGACATTGCGCTGTTTCCATGTTAGGCACACACGATTGATTACGCAGAGCCGAAGTTCTAGGAGATCGGAAAAGTTGAGTTTCATGTTTGGGTTTCTATTTGGCAGCGCAGGGATGGAACCTGCGCCTTGGGGTTGTTAGGCTGTAGCTCGCTTAATCGCTTGGCTGATATTATCGCAAAAAAATGTCGCACAGTAGTCGATCATTGAATCGCTATGATCATTCTCTCGGCGATAGCCAATACAGGTGGCTTCGTCTGTTCCGCCATTGCGGTAAAATTCAACAAGGTATTTGCAGCCGTCTTTTTTCGCGGAATAGACGCTGCTATTAGAGGCAACCTTGAATCCTGCTTTGGTTAGTTTTTTGATTGCGTTTTCGATTTTCATTTTGATTTTCTATTTAGGTTTCTGTTTTTGTTTCGCTCGCGGTTCCCCGCTCGCTTGGTGATGAAATTAGAATTCCCCGCGCGGATGTAAATAAAAAAGTGAAAAAATATTTTCACTCTAGCGAAAGATTTTTCTTTACACTGGCGCAAAGTCCGCGGAACCGCATGAATGCTAGGTCTGCGGGCGATAGATGTTTATTGCTCGAGTTATTCCGTTTACTGCGGCGCGGATTTTTTTATGTTCTAACTTACCGCTTTTTTTCATGCGATCCAAGCAATGCCTAGCAGCATCAATCGTGATGTCAGTGGTCTTTGCAAAGCCTTCACATGTCATCCACCCTGCGGATTCGTATTCTTTAATGCACTCCGATCTCGCGCCCTCAAACACCTTCGCCCACGCGCTCGTCAGAGCGGCAGAATCCACGGGTTTTCCTTTGTTCTTTCGCATAAATTAATGGTCATTTGCTTATCTGTGTAATGCCCGTAAGCGAATCCCTGACTCCAGGCCAGAGTCGCCCTTCGCGTCGAAGCGTATTCCATATCGAAGCGAGCCAGCATCCCCACGCAATAGCCGCTCACGCCATGCAGCGTGCGCGCCCGCTCTTGCCCTACGCGGTGCAGGTGACCGATCACGCATCGCCCATAAGCTTCGGCATGATCGCGGATCGCCTGCACATTGAACATGTAGCCATGAAGGAATTTCGTCCCGCCAATTTCCGCATAGCTTCGAATGTGGTAAGGGTAGAGCCGCGCCTTGAGCTTCTTCGCGGCTCGCTCGATCTCATCAATCACCAAACTAGCGGCATGGCTTGCCAGCGCATTCGGCCCGCCAGCGAGTTTGAACAAACGCGCTTCGTGATTTCCGTAAAGGATAAAGTTTGGCTTTAACTCGCAAAGAAAATCTACTCCTGCCGCCAAATCTTCAGCCACGCTTGCCGCCCGATCCTTCGCGTTGGGATCATTCATTGCGCCGGTTCGGCAAGCTGCGGCATCGATGAAATCGCCGAGATGCAACACCGTGTCGGGTTTGAATCGATCGCGGAATTTTAGCACCGCTTCACGCGCTTCGGGGTCGATCTGGTCGCCGTGCGAGCAACTCACAGCCATCCATTTTTTCCATTTGGTTACGGGTGTCATTTGGGTAATTCGTCAGGGCCGAAATCGTCTTTTGAAAACATCGGTTTGCCGTCATCGTCGAGATGCGGGTAGTGCTTTAAGCACCGATATGCGCGCTCCTTTAGCTCGCTGACTTTCTTCGGGCGGGTGTCGGTAAACAAAAGATCGCGCAGGAATGCCTGCGTCTTGCGAAGCGCCCAGTATTGTTCGCGTCGAAGACTCATGCTTCAGCCTCCTCTTCGTCTTCGTCCTCTTCTTCCGGCCACAGGATTTCGTCAGCATCGCGAGCGAGCGATTGCAGCGCATACTCGTTGCCAAATTTAACTTCCATGTGCGAAGTCACGCCGCTCTCCTCCCAAGAAACAATTGCCAACCCGCAATCAAAATTCTCCGCCAGCATCGCACGCACCTGCTCAAGCACATCGCTGCGATCTTTGGGCGGTTTTTTCATTTGATGATTCGGGCCATGATCATTCGCATGGCATCGAGTGCTTGCAATGAACAATCGTTTTTTCTCCCCGGCGCGACATCAGCATGCCGGATGATATTTTTCACGGGGATTTCAAACTCGGCCATGATCGGCTCCAGGTATTCGGCGGCACTCATCAGGGCGTCTTCGCTTGGCGGGTTCGTGTAGGTGTCGCCCTCGAACGCTACGCCCACGCAAAAATCATTGCAGTTTTTTCTGCCCTTCCATTCTGAGATGCCTGCATGCCATGTTCGCATCGTCGGCTCTGCCAGCGCGGTGCGCTTGCCGACATTGGAAACGATGCAATGATACGAGACGCGACTGGCAGGGTTCATGCACCAAGCTACACTCCCCGCATAAGCGCCACTCGTGTGGTGGAGAAGAATGTGGGTCGGCAGGATTTTCTTGCGCGGCGTAATGTTTGGCGTGTGCTTGCGCGTCTCCCTGTAGATCGGCCCTGAAGGCTTCACCAGCGTGTCGTATTCGCGCTGTAACTCGGCGAGCGTGGTTGGTTGCGGCGTCTCGACTGGCGGGGTGATTCGCGGAGCAAACAACCTGCGCAGGAGTTCAAGAATCATTTGCTCGATGTCGGCCTTGGCAACTCGTAGGAGAAGGTTCCGTAATCCGTGGAAAAGCCGATGCGTAGCGTCTCGCACCCGCAAAGGGTAAGAAGGCATGCCGCCATCAAAAACGCGATGGCAAGCATCGTGGCGAGATTGGCGGGCGGGATCATTTCTTTGAGTTGCGCAGAAGGTTGATTATTCCCACCGCACCGATCGCGGTTGCCACGATCTGGTTGGCAAGCTGGGGTTCTAAGACGATCCCAAAGCTCCCTGCGATTAAGATTATCCCGCGCCAGGTTGAGCTTTGTCCGAGATAGTTTAGTGCTGTATCAATCAATTTCATTCTTTTGGCCTTTCAGTTTTCGCGACATGTAAATCGCCGTGCAAATTGCGGCGGCGAGTCCAAAGCAGGCGGTCGCGAATTGCACGCCTGCCGTGAGATGAGGGAGAAGGGAGATAAAAAGCGATACACCGCTTGCGGTCGTTCCTGCGGTGGCGACTAGGAAAGGGTGTTCGTTCATGGTAAGCTCAAATCACTACACAAGGTAGATTTCATCAACTCATGAAGATCGTCCGTTACTTGATCTGTGATCGATGAATAGGCAAGTGAGAAATATCCCGCGAAAGCTAGAGCACCACCCAGAGCGCGAGAGCCTATTGCCGCTTCATTTCCAAGAAGCAGTTGTGCTGGAGAGGCTGGCGAGATTGCGGAGCTTGCTGTATCGTATGCCCCCGCATCAATCGAAATGTCCGCCGATTTGGTTGCGGATGTGAGATTTGTTCTGAACGATGCAGAATGAAAAGAACCATTCGTGATTGCGGTTGATCCAGGATTGGAAAATTCTGGAGAAGCCCACAAAATTGAATACCATGATCCTTGCCAATTTTGCGCATAGGTATATCCGCCAAAGGTCGGAACATTAATTCTCGTTGATGCGATAACATTAAAGCTCGCCCCCTGCGGGTTTGCCTGCATCACGGAGAAAAATAAATGATCTTCTAATGTCGGCGTAAATCCCGTCGCGATATGATCATTGCTCTCGTCGGAGAATTCGATCCCATCAGTCGTCCATGTTGGAGAATTTACTAGTGTCCCATTGTAGGTTCCAAGCCCGCCGAGCGAGTAAGCTGTTGATCCCGTGCCTGCGTTCTGCGCGGAGCGGAGCGGCCAGCAAACCATATCGTTCCAGAGGCCGAGCCGATTGATGCCCTTGACGAAGAAGTTGATCGCTGCGCGATCCTGCGCACCGCTAACTTGGCAGAATGCGCGGGCATTGCTGTCCATGCTCGACGCGATGAATGGGAAGCTGGCAATCATTAGACGATATCGCCGCCAAGCACCCACTCGTTGGTGCCGAGCTTGAGAAGGGTTGCGATGCTGTATCGGCTCGCGACTTCATCCGCCCCGCCCGGTGCATTAATTGTCACTCCAGAGCCTGCAGTAATCGCTACGGCGCTGATTGCCGAGCGGTAGATGAGAACCTGCGAGCCTGTCGGGAATGCCGCCGTGGAGAATGGCGGCACGGTGATTGTCATTCCCGTGGTAGCATTAATCAACCCATAGGCATCAGATTGCGCGAGCGTGTAACTTGTCGTCGCCACCGTATTAATCGGCAGATTAAACTGCGGCACAGGCGAAAACGAATCCGCATCGATTAACTCTTCCGCCACCGAGCAAGCCTGCAAAATCACCGTCTGGCGAGTGCCGCTCTCTGTGAGTTCAAGCTCAAGGTCAAGATCAACAGCGGCACTGTTGCCGAGCAGATCACGCAGGGCGAAGGTGGCGAAATTCACATCGGCGGTCTTGCCGGGCTTGGCGGTGGTGCCGTTCTCAACTGTGAATTGCGGCTGATCCGCGTAGCCTTTTGCGCCTGAGAAGGTGATATCGAAATACTCGCCAAGGATGCCCGTCACGACTACGCCACCAGAGCCAATCGAGTCAAGCGCTTGGAGTGCTGCCTGCACATCTGCCTCGCTGGCTGTTGCTGAGATCGGAGCGGTTTGGCGGGCGGTGGTTGTGATCGTTCCCGCGCTTGTCACAACTGTTGCCGACCCGGTGATGAGAGTGCCGCCAGCGGTTGCTGCAACGGTGAACTGCGTTACCTCTGGAATCGTCTTAACGAAATAGGTTGTGCCGCGAGCGTATCCGGTGATCACCGTATCGAATCCGGTGATTGCAACGGGCTGATTCAGCGCCAAGCCATGAGTCACCGTCGTGATGAATACGCCGCTCGTCACCGTGGAATTCACGGTGAACGAGGTTGACGGGAATGTGAGGCGATAGTTACCGCTGAATGGTTCACGGCTGAATGTCAGTCGCTGCACTTCATTATCAATGCCGCTGCCCGTCACTGTCGTGGAAATCGTCGCGGTGACGGTTGTTCCAAGATTCGTCCACGAATCTTGATAGACGGCAGGCGTGAGTCGAAGCTGAATCTCCTGGATTTCTTTGACGCTTGCCGAGCCCGCGATGCGCTCGTCGATAACGGCCACGGTGTCGGGGATGAGTTGCGAGACATTGGCGGTGATCGATCCTTGCGTGCCTGCAGTCGTAAAGCGCACGGTGAAATGATCGGAAAGCTCACCTGTCACCGACACGCCGCCCGCGCTGGAGATGGCTGAAAGCCCATTGAGCGCCGTCTGGATCGCTCCTGCCGTGGCGGCGGCATCGAGTGCGCCGGTGGTATCGCCGCCGAAGGTGAGCGTATAGGTTCCCGTCTCGGGAACTCCGAGCCGCGAGCCGATACCGAGCTTTGCCGTGGCGCTGGATTTATCGACAACCTCGAAAGGGCGGTTGATCACTCCCGTGGCTTCAAGGAAGTAAAGATTAAAAGCGCCGTTGTCGCCTTTCGTGAATGTTGCCAAGCCCACGGGGGCGCTGTTGGTTTCGCTGGCGACGAGTCGCCTATTCGTTAAGTCGATGAAAAGATCGCGTGCCATGGTCTGAATTGGTTAGGATGTCAAATGTAATTGCGGGCCGAATCACAGCACCCGCTCACGCGCTTGGCGGTTGACGGGTGCGAGCGTTCGGCGCGGGCCGCGAGTTCGGCGGCGTGTTGGGGGCTGTTTTGGTTGCGCTCGATGCAGAGCTTGCAAGTGCCGTGGCTAGGCTTGCCGCCATACATTCCAAGGCCGCAGGCGTTGTATTCTTTCGTGCTGGTGGTGATGTGCGAGCAGGTCATGATACCGAATAGCCTCCAGCGTATGAGCCGACAGGGGTGTTTTGGTTGCCGGTTTTGTTGTTCCCGTTAACTTTCCATTGATACCCGAAATTTGTAAGACGCAAATTCGAGCCCCTCCACACGCAAATGCTTTCTCTTGTCACCGTGCCTGAAATCGGGCCACTCACCGTATAAGCATCCGCGAATTGGTCTTTGACATCATCAATGAATCTTTCTGATATCAAGCATTGAAGAAATGACTTAAAATCCAAGGATTCATATAAAACATTAACAGCCCAATCTATGTCAAAAAAACCAAACTCAACGGGTATCGTGTCGCCAGATTGATTTCCACCCGCAGCCACAAAGCTTCCCTTGTAATATACCATATCTAAATTACCAAACTCAGATGGCTGCGGGTCTTCTTCTTTTATTAATTCAATAAAATTTAGCGTTGGATAAGCTGTGGAAGTTGGTGGGCGATATAAAATTGTATCCGGCAAATCCTCGTAAGTATAAAGCCCATCTGTCAACGCCTGCGCTGGATACAGGCAGCACTCCTCACAACACTCGCAACTCACCTTCCCGTCCTTCGTGATCACCTTCCCGTTTTGAGTCTTGATCGTCATTCGCAGGCTTCAGTTTCAATCCATTGCACCACACCATCCTTGGCCCCAAGAACCCAAGTCCCGCTTGCTGGTGGCTTTAGCCTGCGCTGGCGATAGCCACCCTCTCCGCTGAATTCTTCCGTCACGCCTTCGGGAAGTTCTAAAGCCGCATAGACGAAATTCTTCATTAGGTCTTGCGCTTTGATTGCGTAAGGATAGTCGCCGTTATTGCTGCCTTTTGGTAGGCGAACCTTTTCCTCAAAATTGATTGGGTGGCGGGTTGGCATGGAGTTAGTTGTCAGCCTTGAAGAGAAGTTATTCTCACGAGCGCGCTGGCGCGCAGTTTATAAACCACCTCTTTCCACGCGCCAAAAACAGTTCCAGGGGAGTCTTCAATAATGTTTTGAATTGTCACGCTTGTGCGTGTTGCTATAGAGCCAAAAGTGGGGCTAGGGCTGCTAACATCGCCGGGAACATATACGCTCTCAATCGGAACAAGCCTCGATCCGTCCCTTACATAAACGCGTAAAGGAATGTCTCGCGGTAAATTGTTTATCGGCTCATTGGTGTTCGGTGCAACAAAACTAGCAATTGCAATTTCATTGACGCACGGGATTTTAAAAAAATTCGTCTGGGTTGCAGGCGGCAGCTGGCTTGTTGCGATTAAATCAGCAAGTCCCTCCTCAAAAAACGACTGAACAGTCCCCGTAGTATTCACCCGCCCATAAGCGCTTACCCTAAAGCGAACAAATCCATCATCCCCCCGTTCTTCTTGCGGCTCTGGGAAAATGCTCATCTGATCAATCGATGGCGCCCCATCATCAAATGGCAAAGGACTCCCAACCGCAAACTGCTGGCGGAATCTTGCCACATCAGCAGCGCGGCATGCATAAGTGCGATCAACCCGCACAAGGCCAGAAGGATAGGTTTGCACCGATCGCCCTGGCAAGGCGATAAGATCGCGGGTTCCGTGATAAGTGTAATTGCTCATATTTTTAGGCTAGCGCTTGCATTGGAAGTCGATCCCTTATAGCTGTTATCAAGTCCGTCCAATTGTTTAGTATATTGGTGATCGATGTCACATCGGCGTTCGCGTCCCCCCCCTGCCCGCCTTGCCCCCCTGATCCGCCATCCCCGCCCTCACCGCCCTCACCGCCCTCACCGCCTGTGAATTCATTCGTGATGTCAGTCTGCATTTGCGCCACGGCATTATCTAATGAAGCCTGATCGACCTCGGCGGTGATTTGCGGCCTTTCTCCTTCGATTTCGTTTATGGCGCTAGAAAGCGACTCATCAATATTTAGGTTGAGCGGTATGGGGTTTTTGAAATTACTCTCAGCTGACTGCATTACCTGTGAAATGCTAGCTTCCCCGTCAAGGTTTAGTGGGATTGATTCTGCAAAATCACTTTCAGCTGATTGCCTAACCTGTGAAATGCTATCATCTCCGTCAAGATTGAGTTTTGTTGGATCGGAAAATTCACTGTCTAATGTTTGCTTGATTTGTTCAACACCATCTTGAATTTGCGGATCAAGAGTGACCGTCGCCTTGAATTCTTTAAGGGCGGATTCAATGGTATCTTTTGTTTGTGCTACGCCATCGTTTATGGCCTCCCGATCTATGTAGGGCGTTACATCAAGGCCTTGAAAATTTTCTCGTAAAATGCCGCCAATCTCTGTGATTTTATTGCTCGTCCCCATTTCATCCAAGGCTGGAGTAAGGTCTGCAACAGGGGTTTGGGAAAGCGCGTCAAGACTTCGTTTTACCTGCTCTAACTTAATATCCGTGCTGTCCAGCCCCCCACTTACAAGGCCTAAGTCGCTAATTATCCCCTCAAGGCTTACATTCGGCGCTACTTGAATTCCAAGGGACTGCATCAGCGCCTTGTATTCTGATTGAACTCCTTTAATTTCAGCATTTAAATCTCTAGCACCTTGATCCATTTTTTTCTGCGCGATCTGATCGGCCATTTGACCTACGGTTTGCAGATTTGTTGCGGTTTGCTGCGCAGCGCCCGCCGCCCCTTGAATATTGCCTTTAAGCGACTGCGTTCCGGTTTGAGCCTGCAGTGCCGCCTCTTTGCTCATCAATAAATTTTGCGCAAGCATGCCCGCTTCCTCTTTAGACATGCCAGTCTCGCGCATGATTTTTTCTGTAAGCTGCGAATGCTCGCGCTGATATTGAAGCCCTTCGGCAAGCGTAGTATTTCCTGCCGCCAGGGCTTCGTTGATCTGAATCTGAAGATTGTAATCCGCAGCCGACTTCTCTTGCCGCTCTGCAATCTTTTCGTTTCGCGCCTGCTCTGCCGCAACTTGCTGCTCGATCTTGGCAAGCTGCTCACCTGCCTTCTCGTTGGCTTCACCGAGAGAAGTGTTGAGTTCGCCGACAAGATCGATCTGTTCCGTCTGAAGCGGAATCTGCCCGCCGATCTCGCCGCTCATGTCGGAGAGTGAGATGTTGCCTTCATCAACCAAAGATTTGAATGTCGTTGCGCCGTTGTTGATATCCGTGAAGGCTTGCCCGCTATCTGTCCCGATATCCTGCAACGATGTTGCGAATCGCTCGGTGCTGCCGGATGCAGCCTCAAGAACGGGCGCGACTTCCGTAGCGGCATCACCGACTCCTTGCACGCCTTCGGCGGCCCCATCATTGGCCGTGCGAAGCTCTTCGCCCTTTTGGCGCAGGTATTCCATTGCACGCCCGAATGGCGTGAAGGTTGTAAATGTATCGTGCATCATCTGGTTGAATCCAGAAAGAGATCCGTTCACGCCATCGTAAACCTGCCCCAAGACTCCAGTGTCCTGCTGCGCTTGTTGTTCTGCCTGAGCAAGCTTTTTTAACACCTCTATTGCGCCGCTTGTTGTGTCGGTTAATTTTTGCAACGTCGGGGCAAGTGCTTCGCCTACTTGCTGCCCAAGCCCTGCCGCATCCACCTCTTCCATTGATGTTCCTAGTGATTTGAGCGCTGGAAGCGTTTCACTTAAAATCCCAGCGGCGAAGGCCGTAAGTTTACCACCAACCGCATCAATCGTTTCGCCTGCTGCATCAAATGTTGCGGCATTCTCATCCATCACATCAGCCAGCGATCCAACCTTTTCGCGGGAATCTTCAAGCGTAGGCGCGAATTCTGAAAGCAACGGCAGCAGCTTTCCGCCCAGCTTCTCACCGAAGACATCGCTTGCTGTTGCGGCTCGTTGCGTCGGGTCTTCGATGGCGGAAATCTTGGAGGCAAAAATCTCCATCTGCTGTGTTGGAGTTTTGCCTGCCAACTGTTCCATGGATATGCCCAGCCTGTCCATCGTTGCAGTCTGTTTCTCGCCACCATTGGCGGCATCCTGCATGAAGTTCTGAAGTTTGTTGATCACCTGCCCAACCTGATCTCCAGCCAACCCGCTGTTTTTGAAGGCGGTTTCCAAAACGAGCAAATTCCCTGCAGTCTCGCCCGTGCGCTGGCTCAGTTCGTTTAGCCGCCCGCCAAGGTCGAGCGCATCGCCGAATCCATCGACAACTGCGCGAGCGGCGGAAAAAACGCCGTTGATAATTGCCTCAAATCCCTTGGCGGCGAGATTGCCAACCGTGAAAGCGGTGGCGATTTTGGCGAACCCGGCATCGAAAAGCCCGGCACTGTCACTTGTTTTTTGCCCTGCCCCCTGCACCTTGTTCCCCATGTCGGCGGCTTCATTGCCAAGCGCGTCAAGCTTTGGCTCTGCGGTGCTTGCCGCATTTCCTGCTTCGCCCATGCTTGTCGCCATCGCCTGCAACTGATCTTGCACTTTCTCGGCCTGGCTGATCTTCCGCATCGTCTGCTGAAGTTCATCAAACGAGAGCGTGCCGCTTTTTACTTCTTCTTCTAAAGAAGTAAGCTGCGCCTGCACAGTCTTAAGCGTCTGCTCAAGCCCTGTATCCTTCGCTCCAAATTCTACGCTAACATCGGCCATATAGAGATGCTTTCGTCAATCCGCCACTTCAGCGGCCTTTTTGCGTTTTTTCAAAATCATCGCCATTTGATTTTTCATTTTAGAAATAACGACAGATACCGCTCCTGCCTGCTCGGTTGCAGGGCAAATGCGATCGATCCATGGCGTTGAGTTGGTAAGCGTGACGGTTGGGTTCGTGATATTGCTTGTATTATTTTGCGCAGAGCCGCTGCCGCGACTCATGTTGTCTTTTACAAACTGCGGGAAGTCGTAACTGCTGCGCTTATTCGCCACCGTGGAAGGCAAGCCTTCAGCCGCCACGGCCCATCCTGCTTTTGAAAGGCCAACTCGCTTGGCCGTTTCTTCGGCATAGGCAGAGATATCGTTCTGCGCAATATATAGCTTGTCGCCTTTCTTGCGCGTGCGCCCCGTGCGTGGATCGCGGTTGGCTTGGTGCGGGCCTTTGGGATCGGTGATAAATTCCATGTCGCCGTATTTGTTTAGGAATCCGATATTGCGGAAAACGAGTTCTAACACATCAAAGCGGCGAGCGTTCCAGAGTTGTTTGAGTCGAGCGGCAATGCGGCCATCGCTCACCTTGTCGATCATCTCTTCAACCCTAGTGGAGTCTTTGATCACCTTGCCAATATCATTTTTCACCCGCTGCTGCCCCGCATCGGCCTTCGTGCCGAATGGCTGCGTGCGCCGAGCAAGTTCTTTTGCCAAGAGTCGCCCGTTGATCAGCACGGCTTTCGGCACTTCGACTTCACGAATCTTGGCGTATTCTTTAAGAATTTCCTCTAGCTTGTGGGCTTCAAATTTGAACTTTGGCAAAGGCGTCCTCCAACATGGCGAGAGCGTCAACATCGGCGGCCTTATTATTGCGCGTCCATGCGCGCCTACGGCCATGCGCTGCATCATCGCAGAAGATGAGTTGAAGGCCAGCCGAGAACGGAAGCTCTTCGGTGATCTCGCGCCAGCCCCAGCCAGTGACTTTGGCGATTCGGTAAACATAGCCAGCCAACCAGCCGGGGCTGTTTAGTTTCC